CCAGTTGCAAATGGTGGAACAGGTGTAACAACATCAACTGGTTCTGGCTCAGTTGTTCTAGGAACATCGCCAACGCTTACAACTCCAACAATAAATTCAGCACAAGTTGCAACTGTTTCAGGAACTGCTCCTTTATATATGTGTCGTGCATGGGTAAGTTTTGATGGAACGGGTACTGTTGCAATTCGTGGAAGTGGTAATGTTTCCAGCATTACTGATAATAATACTGGTGACTACACAGTCAACTTTTCAACTGCTATGGCTGATGCAAATTATGCTTTTAATGGAACAACTCAAAATTACAGTACCACTGTTGGTACAGCGCCAAATGTAGTAGCCGCATCACTTAACGCAAGTCCAACAGCATCAGCATTTCGTTTACAAACTAAATTCGGTGGTGGGGGCGTAACTGATTTGGCATACGTTTCAGTTTCAATTTTCCGCTAGAGGATAACTATGAAAAGAATCATTTACCCAACAGACGATGGCGGCGTGGCAGTCATCATTCCAACACCAGAGGCACTTGAGACAATGAGCATTGAAGAAATTGCCGCCAAGGATGTGCCTGCTGGCAAGCCTTTTAAGATTATTGACGTTGCTGACATTCCAACAGACCGAACATTCCGCAACGCATGGGAGTATTCTGAGTGATTACTATCAATATTGACAAAGCTAAATCTATTGCTCACGATAAACGCCGTGAGGCTCGGTCAGAAGAATTCAAGCCTTATGATGAAGCTATTGCCAAGCAAATTCCAAATCAAACTGATGGTGCGGAAGACGCTAGGGTTGTAATTAGAGCCAAGTACGCAACTATGCAAACAGCAATAGATGCGGCTTCTACAGTTGAAGAAATTAAAGCGGCAATGCCATGACCCCAGAACTACAAAAGTATTACGAATCCCGTTTTGAAATGATGGGCATGGAAGGTTGGAAGGAATTGTGCATAGATATTGACAATATGATAGAGTCGCTCAATAATCTTAGCGTTATTCCTGATGAAAAGACCTTAATGTTCAAAAAAGGTGAACTTTCCATCTTGACTTGGCTGAAAACCTTGAAAGAGGTCAGTGAACGAGCCTACGAGGAATTGAATGAAAAGAATGTATGAATTTGTCTGCGAAAGTGGACACAGAATTGAGAGGTACTGCGATTATGAGGCGCAGGAAACTCAGTGTGAGTGCGGTGGTACAGCCAATCGCACAATCTCTGCTCCAAGCATTAACTTGGAAGGTTGGTCGGGTCATTTTCCATCTTCATGGATGAAATTTGACAAGAAACATCGTGATAAGTTAGTGCAAGAGCGTAAAACCGCAACATAAGCATTTATGCCGTTGTGTATCCTAGAACCCAAAAGTGGCAGGAAAAAGGAAAAATATGTTGATAGATAACCCAGATGAGATGTTAGGTGAGTTAGAGACTGTTGAAAAGCAGAAACTTGAAATTAGTGTTGAGCCGATAAGTAATGACATTCCCGACAAGTATCGGGGCAAAGAACTGTCAGACATTATCAAGATGCACCAAGAGGCTGAGAAGCTGATTGGTAAACAGGCTCAAGAAGTTGGTGAAGTACGCAAATTAGCAGATGAACTCATTAAGCAAAATCTTGCGGGTAAGACTCAACCTATTAAAGAGGAAGAACCTGAAGTAGATTTCTTTGAGAATCCACAGGCGGCGGTTCGTAAGACTGTTGATAACCATCCTGATGTACTTGCGGCTAGACAAGCTGGTCAAGAGTTCAAAAAGATGCAAATTCAGCAAAAGTTAGCGGCAGAACACCCTGATTTTGGTCAGATTGTTCAAGACCCAGACTTTGCAAATTGGGTGAAATCTTCACCTATTCGCATTGGTTTGTACGCTAAAGCTGATGGTGAGTTTGACTATGACAGTGCTAATGAATTGCTGAGTACCTATAAGCAGTTGAAGGGCGTTAAGGCTAAACAGACTAATGATGCAGGGGAAACTCAGCGCAAGTCAAACCTTAAGGCGGCGACAGTTGATGTAGGTGGCAGTGGAGAATCTGGAAAGAGAGTCTATCGCAGGGCAGACCTTATTCGGCTGAAGATGACTGACCCAAACCGCTACGATGCCTTGAGTGATGAGATCATGCAAGCATACGCAGAGGGCAGGGTTAAATAACTTAACTTTTGATTTTATTGGAGTACACAAATGGCAACATCATTTTCCCCTACAAACTCGGTCACAGTAACAACTGCTGACAAATTCATCCCTGATATTTGGTCAGATGAAATCGTTGCGGCTTACAAGAAAAACCTCGTTTTAGCTAACTTGGTTATGAAGATGAACTTCAAGGGCAAGAAAGGTGACACTGTTCACATTCCTGCACCTACCCGTGGTTCAGCTTCTGCTAAAGCCGCAGAAACAGCAGTCACTTTGATTGCCGCTACTGAGTCTGAAGTCACTGTGTCTATCAACAAGCACTATGAATATAGCCGCTTGATTGAAGACATCGTTGAGGCACAGGCTTTGAACTCTATGCGTCAGTTCTACACCTCTGATGCTGGTTACGCCTTGTCTCGTCAAGTTGATACCGACTTGGTTCAGCTTGGTCGTTTGGCTAATGGTGGTTCTACTGGCGCTCAGTACGGCTCTGCTTTCATCGGCGGTGACGGAACAACTACCTTTGACTACACCGCAAACACCAACACTGGTAATGCGTCTGCTCTGACTGATGCCGCTATTCGCCGCACCATTCAGCGTTTGGATGACAACGATACTCCTATGGACAATCGTTTCTTCCTGATTCCTCCCTCAAGCCGCAACACCCTGATGGGTCTGGCTCGCTACACCGAACAAGCATTTGTCGGTAATGGTGATGCCATCCGCAATGGTGAAATCGGTAACCTGTATGGTATCCCTGTGTTCACTTCCAGCAATGCTGACTCTGCATCTGCTACATCTACATACCCTGCATCTGGCTCTGCCATTGCTCGTGTGTGCTTGATGGGTCACAAGGACTCTATGGTTCTGGTTGAGCAAGTTGGTGTTCGCTCACAAGTGCAATACAAGCAAGAATACCTTGCCACCTTGTTCACAAGTGACACTCTGTATGGCGTAGCCGCCTTGCGTAGTGCCGCTTCAACTGGTGCGGCTAAGTCTTCTTCCATGTTTGCTTTGGTTGTTCCTAGCTAATTGCAGTTGTCCCTCCTACTTCTAGCGATAGGGGTAGGGGGACTTTTTTTAATCTAATTAGGAGAAATCAAAAATGGCAACCGCTTCAGCAGTAGTTTCACGCCGTGGTAATGACCAGTTCCGAGGCATTTTCAGCGACACTTGGGTAGTTAAAGCTACCTTAGACGCTGGTTCACTTGTTAACGGCGCTGGTGAAACAGATGATGTAACAGTGGCTGGTGTCGCTTTGGGTGACATGGTTATTGGTGCATCTTTGGGTGTAGATTTAGTTGGATTGACTGTTACTGGCTATGTCAGTGCCGCCAATACTGTTAAATTCCGCATTCAGAACGAATCAGAGGCAACAGTAAATCTCGATTCGGCTACTTTGCGTATCGTTATCGCTCGCATGGTGTAAGGATAGGGGGGCTAGTCCCCCCTTTCTCATTTAAAGGGTTTTATGGCTACTTTTCGTTGTCTTCAGTCGGGTAATACAGTGACTTTTACCCTCCAACATGACATTGACTCTATGAAGGGTCATCAGGGTTATGTTAGAGTAGACGAACCAGAAGTAACCATAGAATCTGTAGAATCAGAGACTAGAACAGATACCGCATTTGCGCCTGTCATTCCATCAATTAAGCGCATGGGAAGACCCAGAAAGGTAGCAAATGTCTGAAGTTGACGCAAGAGACTTTGGTAAGTTAGAGGCTCAAGTCGAGGCTCTACAAAAGGAAGTCCACTCACTTAGTAACGATGTAAAAACATTGCTTGAACTTGCCAACAAAGGCAAAGGTGGTTTTTGGATGGGTATGACAATCGCTTCATTTATGGGCGGTTTCATTACCTTTATTGCTGATCGACTCTGGAAATAAGGAAAATACTATGCCTTCAGTTGGAAAAAAGAAGTTCCCATACACCGAAAAAGGTGAAAAAGAAGCAAAAGAATACGGAAAGAAAAAGGGTATTCCCGTGACTGTTATGGTAGCTATTGGCAAACCAAAGGGTCTGCCTATGAAGGGTAGTAGGACTGCTACCAACATGATGAAGAAATCTTCAAGAGGTAAATAATGGCATCTTTAACCACTCCTATCACACTCCTGAACGCAGTTGGCGCTACAGGTGAATCTAAAGCTGTTCAAGTTGACTCTGGTCAGCCAGCATTCTTGCAAGTTTCAGGTATTACATCAGCCACTGTTGCTTTGCAAGGTAGTCTTGATGGCACTAATTGGGCAACCATTGGAACTGCTTTGACTGCTAACGGCATCATTACTGTTGCTAATGCTCCTAAGTATTTGCGAGCAAACTGCACAGTTTTTGTCACAGGTACGATTACAGCCAAGATCATGTACTAAGGAGAAACCCTATGAAGATGACTAAACCACAGAAGAAAATCAAGAAAGTCATGGGTGAATTCAAGGAAGGTACTTTGCATTCAGGCAAGGGAGGCAAAGTAGTCAAGAACCCAAAACAGGCGGTTGCGATTGCTTTGTCTGAGGCAGGAATGTCCAAGCCTAAGAAGAAGATGAAATGAAGCAAGGACTCTACGCCAATATCAATGCCAAACAAGCCCGAATCAAGGCGGGGTCTGGCGAGAAGATGCGTAAGGTAGGTAGCAAGGGTGCGCCTACTGCTGAAGCGTTTAAACAGGCGGCAAAGACCGCAAAGAAGCCTAAAAAGGTGAAGTGATGAAATCTCCAACTTGGCAAACAAAAGCTGGTCAAAATCCAAAAGGCGGCTTGAATGCCAAGGGAAGATCATCTTATAATGCGGAAACTGGTGGTAATCTGAAACCTCCAGTAAAGTCGGGGGACAATCCTCGCAGAGCAAGTTTCTTGGCTCGCATGGGCAACATGGCTGGTGCAGAGTACAAGAATGGTGAACCAACAAGACTGCTTCTTTCGTTGAAGGCTTGGGGTGCAAACTCCAAGGAAGACGCAAAGACAAAAGCTAAAGCTATATCCGCAAGGAACAAAGCAAAGGCTGGAAGCAGATGACCTATTTAGAACTTGTAAATGACGTATTAGTTAGGTTGCGTGAGACAACAGTCTCAACTGTTTCTGAAACAACTTATTCAACTTTAATAGGTAAGTTTGTCAATGATGCCAAGCGTCAAATTGAAGATGCTTATGCTTGGAATGTTCTAGGCACGACTATTACCCTGTCTACTACTGCTGGCACATACTCTTATGCTTTGACAGGGGCTGGTCAAAAGTTCCAAGTCATTGATGTTATCAATGCCACAAGCAACATTGGCATGAAGAATATCGATTTTGCTTCAATGAATCGCAAGCAGAATTTCTCTACTCCTGTAAGTGGCATCCCATCAGAATTTTGTTTTGATGGCGTAAATGGTAGCTATGACACTAAGGTAACTTTGTATCCACGCCCTGATGGTGTGTATAGCATTCCTTTTAGCCTTGCAGTGCCACAAGCCACATTGTCATCAGATGCAACAGTTGTTGCTGTTCCTGATGTTTTAGTGGTTCAGAATGCTTATGCTAGGGCATTGGTAGAGCGTGGTGAAGATGGTGGTTTGTCTTCTTCTGAAGCGTACCAGTTGTATAAATCCATGTTGTCTGACTACATTGCTTTAGAAGGCACTCGTTATCCTGAGAATCAGGAGTTTGTGGCAGTATGAGCCAACAAATACAAACCTATAGCATTTCAGCGCCAGCACTTTATGGGCTGAATACGCAAGACTCGCCTCTTGATCTTGCGGCTGGATTTGCTTTGGTTGCAACAAACTGCATTATTGACCAGTATGGTCGCATGGGTTCACGCAAAGGTTGGTCGAGGGTTAACTCATCTAGCGGTAATCTTGGCGATAATGATGTAACAGTTATACATGAGTTAGTCCAAGCTGATGGCACTTTGACTGTATTATTTGCTGGAAACAACAAGCTATTTAAACTTGATGGAAGCAATGCTGTTGTTGAATTAACCTATGGGGGGGGTGGTACTGCGCCTACCATTACGGCAAGTAATTGGCAATGTGCATCTTTGAATGGCATTACTTACTTCTTTCAGTCTGGTCATAATGCTTTGATCTATGACCCTGCTGTTAGCACAACAACATATCGTAGAGTTAGCGAAAAGACGGGTTATGCGGCTACTGTTCCTGATGCAAACATTTGTATTTCGGCATTTGGTCGTTTGTGGGCGGCAGATACAACAACCAACAACTCTACTGTTTATTTCAGCGACTTAATTTCAGGTCATGTATGGTCTACAGGCACTGCTGGTAGCTTGAATGTAAACAATGTTTGGCCTAATGGTGCTGACCAGATTACTGGTTTAGCGGCTCACAATGGTTTCTTGTTTATCTTTGGAAAGCGTCAGATATTGGTTTATGCTGGCGCTACTGCTCCATCAACTATGACACTGAGTGACACTGTTGAAGGTATTGGTTGCATTGCACGAGACAGCATTCAGACAACTAGCACTGATGTGCTTTTCTTGTCCAATTCTGGTGTTCGTTCTTTGATGAGAACGATTCAAGAGAAGTCTGCTCCTGAGAGAGACTTGTCTAAGAATATTCGCAATGACTTAATGTCTGTTGTTGCTGGTGAGACATTGGCAAACATTAAGTCTGTCTATTCTGAGCGTGAAGCATTTTATTTGTTGACTACACCATCCATAGGTGCTGTTTTTTGTTTTGATACAAAGGCTTATTTGCCTGATGGTGCGGCTAGAGCAACAACTTGGGATTCAATCACTCCAACAGCATTTTTATCTAGGCGAAATGGTACTTTGTACATTGGCAAGAATGGTTATGTTGGTTTGTATAACACCTATCAAGATTATCAATCTGCATATCGTATGTTGTATTACACGAACCATGCAGACCTTGGTAATCAGAACCAAACTTCTATTTTGAAGAAGTTGTCTATTGTTGTTATTGGCGGTACAAACCAGACTGTTAGCTTTAAGTGGGGATTTGACTTCAAGACAAATTATTTGTCTGCTGATGATTTAATTCCAACTCAAGGCGAGTCATATTATGGGATTGCTGAGTATGGGGCTAATGCCACTGTAATTGCACAATACTCTGATGGTGTTGCATTGCAAACTTTAACTGTTTCTGCATCGGGAAGTGGTAAAGTTGTTCAAACAGGATATGAGACAGACATCAATGGTTCTGCCTTGTCTATTCAAAAGATTGAAATTCAAGCCAAAAATGGCAAACTGAGTTAAAGGGGTAACCATGTCAAACTATACAAAATCAACTAACTTTGCCACTAAAGATTCTTTATCTTCTGGTAATCCTTTAAAGATTGTCAAGGGTACTGAGATTGATACTGAGTTCAATAATATTCAGACCGCCATTGCTACTAAAGCTGATCTAGCAAGTCCTACTTTTACAGGAACAGCAGTCATCCCAACAGCAACAATTACAACAGCAGGAATTACAACGGCAACAATAGGCACTGCAACTATTTCAGCGGGTACTATTACAGGCATTACGGATTTAGCTGTTGCTGATGGTGGCACTGGTGCTTCTACTGCCGCTAATGCAAGAACTAACCTTGGTTTGGTAATTGGAACGAATGTTCAGGCTTGGGATGCTGACCTTGATACATGGGCTACTAAGACGCCTCCTAGCGGAACTGTAGTTGGAACATCTGATACACAGACTTTAACCAATAAAACATTGACCAGTCCAACATTAACAACGCCAAGCATTAACTCTGCCCCATTTTCTACTGTATCTGGTTCAGCACCTCTTTTTGGATGTCGTGCTTGGGTATCCTTTGATGGAACAGGAACTGTATCTACAAACCAAACTATTCGTGGAGATGGTAATGTGGATACAGTATATAAAAACGCTACGGGTGATTACACAATCACATTTACAACTGCAATGCCAGATGTAGATTATTGTGTTGTTGGCTCTGTAAGGCAAGCCGCTGGTTTAGGTTCAGGAAATGCGGCTCTAGTTTTAACTCAACCACCATCAGGTACAGCAACACCACAGACTTCAAGTATTCGTATTTGGTCACAAGGTGGTGCAGGTGGTTTGGCTGACTCCAATTACATTAACGTATCCATATTCCGCTAATATGAATTATTCTAATATTACACACCACTTTTCTGATGGACTGTATGCCAAGGAAGCTAGGTTTCCTGCGGGTACTGCCATCTTGAAGCATACGCATACCTTTAGCCATTTGTCTATATTAGCTGAGGGTAAAGTTGCTGTATTGCGTGGTGATGAGATTGACATTGTGAATGCTCCTGCTTGCCTTGAGATTAAGGCGGGATTGATTCATGGTGTTAAGGCGATTACTGATTGTGTTTGGTTTTGCATTCATGCCACAGACGAGAAAGACCCGTCTAAAGTGGATGAGATTTTGATTAAAGGGGATTGATATGCCTATTAGTGCAGTATTAGGATTTTTAGGGGCGCAAGAGCAAGCTGGCGCTATGGAGGCGGCGGCAAATACATCTGCGGCGGCTCAACGTGAAGCGGCTAGGTTAGCGGCTGAAGCGGCTAGATTTCGCCCTGTTGGAATCACTACACGTTATGGCGCTTCCAACTTTCAAATGTCGCCTGAAGGCTACTTAACTGGTGCTGGATATACAGTTAGTCCCGAACTCAAAGCCTATCAAGATCGTTTGATGGGTTTAACTGGTGGTGCTTTAACTCAAGCAGAACAGGCTGGACAACAGTATGCACCATTGCAGACTGCGGCTACAGGTTTGTTTGGCTTGGGTCAGCAGTATCTTGCACAGACTCCTGAACAAGTTGCGGCTCAATACATGGCTAAACAACAGGATTTGCTTGCACCTATTCGTGAGCGTCAAATGGCTCAGTTGCAGAACCAGTTATTCCAACAAGGTCGTGGTGGCTTATCTGTAGGTGCTACAGGTACACGCCCAAGTGGTGCGGCTGGATTGGGTGCGACTACACCTGAGTTAGAAGCCTACTACAACGCTATTGCTCAACAGGATGCAACATTAGCGGCACAAGCACAGCAAGCTGGTCAAAAGGATATTGCGTTTGGTACTGGATTGTTTGAAACTGGTTCTAATTTGTTGAATCAATACCAAACTGGTCAAACTGGCGCATTGAGTCCATTTACAACCTATTTAAGCACTAGTGAATCACTTGAAAAGTTGGGTCAATCTCCTTTGACATTGGGTGCTGGTTTGGGTGGTCAAGCGGCGGCTTATGGTGGTAATGTTGGTCAATCATTGTTAACTGGTGGTATGAGTGCCGCTAAGACTCAACAAGCTGGACAAGGATATAGTCCTTTAGCTGGTTTGTTACAGGGACTTGGTAGCAACCCAAGACTGCAAACTGGATTTGAAAACTTATTTGGAGGTGGTCAAACTCAAAGTGGAATGACAGGAGCACAAAATGATATGTTGGCGGCTCAAGGTCAATACTATAGACAGCCATCTACTTTTTCCTATGATGGACAACAAATTTAAGGAGTAATCATGGCAACCTCAGAAATTCTTGGTTTATTTACTACTCCTGAACAGTACCAACTTGCTCAACAGCAAGCACAACAGGCTCAAGCTATTCAGTATGCAAATCTTGACCCAATGGCTCGTGCTAATTATGGGACTTTCCTTGCTGGTCAAAAGCTAGGTGGTGCTATTGGTGGTGCATTGGGCGGTGAAGACCCACAGTTGAAGATGATCTCTCAGCGTCAACAGTTGGCTAGTCAACTAAATCCAAATGACCCTAATTCTTATATGAAGATTGCTGAGATAGCGGCTCAATCTGGTGACCAACAGTTTGCTATAGCTGTTGCTGATGCTGGTAGAAAAGCCATGAGTGAATATGCTCTTATTCAGCAAAGAACTAGAGAGCGACAAGGTGCTGACCCATTCCAACAGATCATCCGTTCTGGAAAATACACTCCTGAAAGTTTGGCTAAATACCAAGAATCTCAAAATGTTGCTGATTTAGTTTTGCTTGAGAAAACAAAGGATGATGTTGTTGTTGTTGGAAACGCATTGGTGTCAAAAACAACTGGACAACCCATTTATCAAGGCGAGAAGCCAGAAAAGTATTCTGACTTTGCTAGAAAACTTATTGAAGCTGGCTTAACGCCAGATACTGAGCCATTCCAAAGACGAATGCTTGATTACATAAATCAAGAAACTAAAGGTGCGGCTCAAGGCAAAGGAAATGTATTTGTTGGTGGCATATCTGTTGATACTGGGGCGGCGGCTAAAGCGGCTGGAAAAGTCATTGGAGAAAATGTTGCAAATATTGAAAGTCAATACTCTTTAAAAACTGGTGTTGGTGATGCTTTGAAATTGATTGACAAGGGAATCTATGCTGGAGCATATGGCCCTGAAAAAGGCTTTATTGCAAAATTCACTGGTATTGGCGACCCCAAGAAAGTTCAAAACACAGAAGTTTTCTTGGCAAATATTGGCGAAATTGTTATTCCAAGATTGCAACAATTTGGTGGTAATGACTCTAATGAGGAGTTGAAATATCTGCAAAAAGTTGTTGCTGGCGATCAACGCTTAGAACCAGAATCCATGAGGCGTATTTTGGCAAGTGCTGAAAAGAAAATTGCCAACAATATTGCTCGCTTGCAAAAACAAGCAGAGTCAGGGAAAACTGGAGAGGCTTTACCTTTACAGCCAATCCAATCAATACCATCTCAACCAAAACCAACTAAGCGGTATAACCCACAGACCAAAAAAGTTGAATCCATCTCTGGAGAATAAGATGCCAAGCTATGTTCAAGTAGGTAATGATGTAATTGAGTTTCCAGATGGTATGACTGATGAGCAGATTGCTCAAGCTATATCTGGTGAACCTCAAGTAACTCCACCATCTTCAGGGTTTTTAATGGGTTTAAAAGACCCTATTACTGGAGGCGCTCAACTTTTGCCTCGTGCATTGGCTGGAGCAACATCTGGATTTGGCGCTTATCAAAACCCTGTAAGTGAGTTCTTTACAAGCGAGGCACAGCGCATGGATGAACTTGCTCGTGCTGAAGAACAGGCTTATCAGCAACAGCGTCAGGCTCGTGGTGAGACTGGATTTGATTTTTCAAGATTAGCTGGAAACGTCATAAATCCTGCGAGTATTGTTCCTGCTACTAGGGCGGCTCAATTAGCCAGAGGTGCTGGCTATGGAAAAACGGCTCAAGCTGTAGCGGGAGGCATTACCAGTGGAGTAATGCAACCTGTTACAGGTGAGGGTGAGTTCTTGCCACAAAAAGCAGAGCAAGTAGGAGTTAGTGCTGTTACTGCGCCACTTGGTGAAAGGATTGTTGCTGGTGCTGGTCGAGTATTGAATCCTCTTATCTCTAAAGCCGAGCAAACAATGCGTGATTTAGGTATCACGCCAACAACAGGGCAAACCTTGGGTGGTCAATTCAAGTCAATAGAAGAATTTGCACAGAATCTACCTTTGATCGGCTCTAGTATAGAAAACGCAAGACAGCGTGTTTTGTTTGACTTTAATAAAGGCGTGATTAACAAGGCGTTAGATAAAGTCAAAGATAAATTGCCTGAAGATGTAATTGGCAGAGATGCAATCAAGTACGCATCAGAACAAGTTTCAAATCAATACGATGACGTTTTGTCAAAAATGTCATTTGACTTGGATTTTGCCACCACAAGCAATATCCTTTCTGCTTTGAGCAAGAAGACAAATTTATCTCCAAACCAGAGACAAGAGGTTGCTCAAACACTAAACGACATAGTTTTAGGGAAGTTTTCTGGTCAAAAGATAGATGGTCAAACATTTAAAGGCATTGAGTCAGACTTGCGTAAAAAAGCAAGTAACTATATGAATAGTTCCACTGCGTCAGAAAGAGATGTTGGTCAGGCACTTAGCGATGTTTTGGGTGTAATGAAAAAAGAACTGTACTTTCAAAACCCAAAGCAAACGCCAAAATTACGTAGGATTGACAGTGCTTATGCCGACTTATCTGTAATCAACATTGCCGCCGCCAATTCTGGCGCTCCAAGTGGTGTGTTTACACCAAAGCAATTTTCTACTGCTGTCAGGCAGGCTGATATGACAAGACGCAAATCTGCATTTGCAAAAGGAAGCGCCAAGAGTCAAGAAATATCAGATGCCGCAGTTGATGTACTTGGAGATCAGTCAAGAGCCACATTAGAGGGTCGAGTTGCCGCATCTACTCTTGGTGGATTGGGTATGCTTTCTCAACCTCAAATTGGAATCCCTCTGGCGGCAACAGTTCCAACCATGTATAGCCCTGCTGGTCAAAAGGCATTGGATGCGTTGTTGCGCTCAAGACCTGATCTGATGAGGAAAGCTGGAGGAATGTTGACAGGCGTTTCTCCTCAAGCTGGCGCTGTATTAGCCCCAAGTGCTATCTTTGAGTACAACAAATCTGAACGTATGCCTCCACAATTAAGATTCCCAACAGATTTGGAGTAACACATTGACCCAATCTCTATTTGTCTTCTTGCGGCTGGCTTGGTTAAAAACATCCAAGCTGGCTGTGACCTTTACAAGCAAGCTAAAGAGTCTTTTGTTGAAATCAGGAACACTGCTAATGAAGTTGTTGCCATTGGCAAAGAGGTTAAAGGAATCTGGGGTACGCTTCTTGGATTCTTTGGCAATAAACCTAAACCTCAAGTTGCAAAGCCTGCTGGGAAGCCTAAAAAATCTGATTTTGTTGCTGTTGACGAAACTCAAGTCAAAGCTGAGATAGTTAAGAACCTAACTGAGTTTTTCAAGCTACAGGAGCAGTTAGAAGCGCACATCAGGGAGTCAGAGGAGAAGGCTAGGACTGTTGTTTTTTCTGATGATGTGAACTTGATGGAAGAAGCCCTAAACAGGGTTTTGGCGCAACAAGAGATGGAGAGATTGGTAGTTCAGATACGAGAGTGCATGGTCTATCAGTCGCCCCCTGAGATGGGTGCTTTGTATTCTGAAGTGTTCAGCATGAGAGACATCATTGCTGGAGAGCAAGAAAAGGCAAGGAAGAAGCGGGATGCAGAAGCATGGCTACGAAAGGAAAGGGAGCGACTCCTAGCAGAAAAACAAGCATACCTGTTGGTAGCTTTCCTGTTCCTCCTATATCTTTGGTTAATGATAGGTATGGTAAGCAGGATTGGGAGAGCGTAATGGGATGGATTGCCGCTTGTGTTCTTGTCATATTGCTGTTGCCTATTTTGGGTATGTTGTACATGGATGTACTGCAAACCAAGCATGAAGCCAAACAGCAAGTAGAGAAGGTCGAGAAACTCAGAAGACAAGTTGAACAGAAAGAAAGAGAGAAGCAGAAATGAATATTTACTGTATTTGGGGTTTATCAGTTTTACTGGTACTGTTAGTTGGTTGTGATGACCGCTATCGGTATCCTTGCCAAGACCCCCAGAATTGGCAAAACGCTGAATGCAAGCCGCCAATCTGTACCGCCGCTGGTACTTGCCCTGAGTTTCTAGTAACCCCAGAAAAGGAGAAAAAGTGATGCCTACCATTGGATATAAACCTAATAATCGCCTGACTGCTGACGAGATTGAAGTCAGGGTATGGGCATTTGTCATTGTGGTCTTGGTGACCATTCTGTTGGCTTCTATGGGTATGTTCCTGTAC